TTGCTTGAGAAAGCTTGTAAGGACTATATCAAACCAATTTTAAAGGCATTGGATAATTTGACATCCCTGAGAAATCAGGTTCGGCCTTTGAGCCGAATGGAGACTGTCTGTGGAATTGATGGAGTTCGATTCATAGATAAAATGCCTCCTGGTACGTCAATTGGATATCCTCTTTCTGGGCCAAAGTCCAATTTTATTGAACTTTTGGATCCTGAGGAAAATCCTACACACCAATGTCCTGCTGAACTTGATGAGAGATTTTGGACACACGCAGAAGAAATGGAGAAGCTTTACTTAAAGGGTGAGAGAGCTTATCCAATCTTCAAGGCTTGTTTGAAAGACGAGCCAACTAAATTGACCAAGGACAAGGTCAGGGTATTTCAGGGAGCACCTGTTGCTTTGCAGTTATTAGTACGCAAGTACTTTCTCCCTGTTGCCCGAGTATTGTCCATGATGCCTCTTACATCTGAGTGTGCTGTTGGTGTGAATGCCCAAGGTCCTGAATGGGATCAATTGGCCAAACATATCAAACAGTTCGGAGATGATCGTATTTTAGCTGGTGATTACAGTAAGTACGATCTCCGGATGCCTGCTCAGGTGATGTTTTCTGCATTCCGTGTCATGATGGATATTGCTAAGTACTGTGGCTATTCTGACCATGATCTTTTAATCATGGAAGGAGTTGCTACGGATATTTGTTATCCTTTGATGGCATATAATGGTGATTTGATACAACACTTTGGGTCTAATCCTTCGGGACAAAACCTAACAGTGTATGTCAACTCTATTGTAAATGCTCTATTGTTTCGTTGTGCATACTTTGAGATTTGTAAAGATCGTAAAGATCTTCCAGATTTTCGAAAAGTTTGTGCATTGATTACATATGGAGATGATGCAAAGAGTTCAGTTCATGCTGATTTCAATGAATTTAACCACGTTTCTGTGGCTAAGTTCTTGGAAGAGCATGATATGAAATTCACCATGCCGGATAAGGAGTCCGAGCCAACACCGTATATGAATGATACGGATGCAGATTTGCTCAAAAGAAAGAACGTTTATTGTGAGGACACTGGAATGATTATGGGAGCACTCGATGAGGATTCAATCTTCAAGAGTTTGCATGCCACACTCAAATCCAAAGCACTTACTAAGGAGCAGCAATCAATGCAGAATATTGATGGCGCTCTTCGTGAGTGGTTCGCACATGGACGAGAAGTCTATGAGCATCGCCGCCAACAAATGCAAGAGGTAGCTAAGCGAGCGGATATAATCCATGGTTGTACTGTTGTTCATGAAACATATGACGACAGATTAGCAGCTTGGAAAGAACGCTATGCTTAGACATCGGCATTGTCTTGGGAAGACATTTAAAAGCATCCCTCTGGGCGTATCCTACCATGTCTATATTGTATATAACCAAAAGGAGGCTATCTGTATTGGATGACCGAGCTGGATCAATTAGTTCGATCATAGATTCAGCTTAGGCTTGCAGATAGAAGCACTTTCCCCGTAAAGTACCCCTATTTAGGGGGGTGTTCGCTACACACAAGATCGACAAACGTTGCACGGATTGAGTCTTCCGTGTAAATGTACATACGACTTGCTAACATGTATAATAATAATAATAAATTTAATGTATCAATAAACGAGGAAAGTTTGGAGTCCCAACATCAGAATGTTCATTTCAGTGATCAGACTCCTCAATGGGACTATACAGTGGACAGTATGCCGGACCCCACTTTCAATATTGCTGATTCTAACGACGCGGATTTGGGAAATTTCTTTTCCCGTCCCGTCAAGATTCGGTCTTACAGTTGGGCAACAGGTACAAATTTGTTTGAAAAATTCAATCCTTGGCAGGATTTCTTTGAAAACCCTAGGGTATTGAATCGTATCACAAATTTTAACCTTTTGCGCTGTAAGTTGAAAGTGAGGATTGTTTTGAATGGTAATGGATTTCATTATGGGCGAGCAATCGCTTCATATATTCCACTCCATAACTTGGATGATTTTACGAAAGATCGCTCTTTCTTCATTCAAGATGTTGTAGCTGCCAGTCAACGTCCACATGTATATTTGGATCCTACCACCAGTCAAGGTGGAACACTTACTCTTCCATTCTTTTGGTATGAGAATGCCTTACGTATTCCCAGTCAAGAGTGGAGAGAAATGGGTGACATCATAATTCATGGTATGCAGATTTTAAAGCATGCCAACGCGGCAACTGATCAAGTCATTGTTTCCGTTTTTGCTTGGGCGGAGGAAGTTTCTCTCTCTATTCCTACGGCAAATGAGCCAGGTGCTCTAGTGCCGCAGATGGGAGAGGTTTTTACTCCTCAAACAGCAGATGAATATGGTGCGGGTCCAATATCGCGTCCAGCAGGCATTGTTGCTAAAGCTGCAGGCGCTTTAAGTAATATACCTGGTATAGGTATGTATGCGCGTGCCACACAAATGGCCGCAAATGCAGTATCAGGTATAGCTTCGATGTTTGGTTATTCAAGGCCAGTAGAACTTGCGGATATACAACCGTATAAACCGACGTTGCTGGGAAACATGGCTAATACCAATGTTCCTGACACGTCTCAGAAATTAACCTTGGATGTCAAACAAGAGCTCACCGTTGATCCGCGTGTGATGGGTCTCGGTTCAACTGATGAGATGACAATCAAATCAATTGCACAACGAGAATCCTTCTTAACGCAGTTTGGGTGGTCTGTAGCAGATTCTGCTGAGACACTTTTGTGGAACTCTGAAGTTTCACCTGTGTTATGGAATGAGTTAGGTGGTGGTGAGCTTCATATGCACGAGATTCATATGCCCGCTTGTTGTTTCGCTGCTCTTCCATTTCGTAGGTGGAGAGGAACTATGAAGTTTCGATTTCAGATAGTCGCATCGGCCTTTCATAAAGGTCGTTTGAAGATTACCTATGATCCTTCGTATCCTCTAACTAATGAGTATAACACAAATTACACGTACATCATTGATCTTGCAAAAGAGCGAGATTTCACTGTTGATATTGGTTGGGGTCATGAGAAGAGTTTGATTAATCACCGCAATCCTTTACAGGATCCCATACCGTATCGTACCTCTGCTCTTGGAGCAGATCCAGGTAACTATGGGAATGGTATTATTTCTGTATATGTGGTAAATGATTTAACTGTTCCCAATTCGACCATCAATAACGACATTGAAGTGAACGTGTTTGTGTCTGCGGGAGATGATTTTGAGGTATTTGATCCGGATTCCCGGAATATCGAAGACTTGGTTTGGTTTCAACCTCAGATGGGAGAAGTTTTCTCCCCTCAAATGGCTGAAGTCAATGGTCAACCAATGAATCAACCCGATGCAGATCTTACGAAGCGTGAAGATGAACCGATGAAAGAGGAACCGTCATTAACAATGGCGCCGACGTTGTCTGACCAAGATCACACTATATGTGTGTATTATGGTGATCCAGTAACGTCGTTTCGTCAATGTTTGAAACGGTATAATTATCACTCGGCAGTGTCATCAGCCGGTGCAATTACTTCTTCGACAATGATAAATTTGCGTAATAGCAATTTTCCATATTATCGAGGTTATGCACCTGGGGCTGTACACGAAACAATAGTTCCCGCTGCTGCAACGCCTTACAATTATTGTAAGATGACGTTGCTGAACTATGTCACCCCGGCCTTTACTGGCAGAAGGGGTGGTTTGCGGTGGAAGTACTTCCGGACAGGTGGTAACACAGAAGAGACATCAATAATGATGGTGTCTCGAGATGCATCGTCCGTAGGAGGTTATGATCAGCAGGAAACTGCGATGATCTCACAGGAGAGTGGAAATCAATTTGATCGTGTACGACAAAATGCGATGCTTATTCCCCACACCTGGGACGGTGCTGTTGTTACCAGCACTCTACAAAATCCAGTAATTGAAGCTGAAATTCCTTTTCATTATAATGTCCGATTTGTACCTGCTAAGCAGGGTGATTGGACATCAACGGCAGGAGTTTTCAGACATTATCACTGGATGTCAACTATCTGGGAGGCGGCCCCTGCTGATGCTGCAGCAATACATTGTTTCGTCTCTGTCGGTGAAGATTTCAATTTAGGTTTCTTCACTGGAGCGCCTGTGGCATGGCGAGTGCCTCAGGAGTCTGAGCCTGCATCTTCATAGATGTGGGACTCGCGGGGACAGACACCCCGTTACAGAAAATGTGGAGTTATAAGATTCTCCAGCAGTAAAAACAAAATCCACATCTCGGTGGCTGAGATGGGGGACAATTTGTCCCTGAGCTATGCCGTATCTGTTTCATATGTGATGAAATTTTTACCTGGCATAGCCAGGGTTTTTCGTAGTCACAAGTTTCAGTTAGCGTAGCTCAGTAGTGTAGTAAAGACACTACCTTTGAGTGAGATATAATTTGCAGTCTCACTCAACGCTGAGCCATATATGCA